ATCAAAAACTTTTACACCAGGATTAGGATCAAGGTAGTCAGCAAATTCAGTTACTTTAAACATTAGATATTCCTTGGAATGTAAGTCATTTCTTCACCATATATACTATACCACACAGGATACTCTTTGGCAAGTATTTCATGCAGTTCTACTCGTTCAACTGTGGTCATTTTTTGTAGAACACCTTCTTCAGACATATTATGCAGAATACCTTGAACCTGTCCTGATTCCCATCGTAGTTGCCGAATACGTTCACGGTCTTTTAGTATTTCCTTGATGTTCTCTTCAAGAAATAACTTATAGAAAAGATATACCGGAGCCACAATCCAAAAACCAGTAAAAACCAGAAAAAACAAATCCATAATCATTTTTCAATCCTTTCTACAAAAAAGTCTTCAGTCAGCCAACGTAGGTCATTAGTTTCAACTGACCTGAGAAGAACATCACCAAACGTGCCGGGACGTTTTTCAACCACCTTCCAAAGAGTGCCATGTTCTTTGATTCTCTGTTTACCTTTTTTGGTAACACCTTCCAAATGGTAGATCATTTTATTTCTCCTTAAACAAGAAGGTCGTAAATGGTAAACTCTGCGTCTTTCCGAAAGTAGCCACGGTCAATGGTTCCGTCTGCTTCGATCTCATCAAAGTACACATCGTATTTCTTAGAGCACTCGATATTGAAATCTGTAGCCCACCCACCTTCATCTTCTTTGTGCTTGAAGTACCAATACTTGGCAGCTTTCCGAGCTTCATCTTCGGAAGTTACTAGAGCAATAGTTTCATCAATGTAGTGAACATAGTAACTAACACGGACAGCAAACAAATCTTTAGGCAAAATCATTACTACACCTCTGTAAAAAATTCAACCTCTTTAATACCGAACTTAATGTCAGGATTCATTTCTTCAAGAACCATTTTAAGTTCAGCAGCGTTACCGGGGCAGGTTTCTTTACTGACAACTTTCTTGTCAGTCACGTTCCATACCCAAAACTCAGTCATCTTACAAAACTCAGTCATTAGTAAACTCCATCAGCCAAAGGCTTAGTCTCAAGAATATCTAAAAAGTCTGCAAGCATACCTTCACAGGCAGCAACAGCACGTTCACGTTCAACAGGGTCTTCAATCTGCTGATACTTAGCGAGGTTTGCTTCACAAGCAGCAATGTAACTTTGAATCTGTTCAATCATTGGACTTACCTTCTTTTCTCTTACATACTTAATATAATATGTTCAGTAGGCTTTGTCAAGTACCAATCCGGACTTTTTCGTGTTTTTTTCCATTTTGCGAATTTAGATTTTTCTGTGATATAAAAGTCACGGTATGCAAGCATAGTCTGTGGAGTAGGACGTTTGATTTCATCAGGCATACATTGTGGTGGTGGGTTCCATCCACCTATCATTTTCATAGACTTAGGTGGTAGTTGTAGATAAGGCAGAACACTCTTGGCTGTGCCATGCTGTTTACCATAACGATATTCATACTCATCAGCAAGAGCATTCATCAAATCTTTTGCCCAACCATAATGCTCTACAGACTCACGAATCCATACATTAGATGGATGCTTGAAGTGAACTGCTTTGTAGAGAGTGTGTTCTAGAACAGGGTCAGGATGAACATAGTAGTCTACCATACGTTTACCTGATACAGATGGTCGTTTTGTTTTCTCACCATCTAACATACGATGTGCAGTAGAAAGCATCTGTGCAGTTTCTACCAGCATCTTTACTACATGTTGGTCACAATGCATCTGCGCTGCTATTACAGGGTCACGATGCAGATAAAAGATATTCATGATTTATTCCTGTGTTTAGTTCTTCTGATACCATAACCTAATCTTTTCATTATGTCAAGTCTTTCTTCATCAGAATAACTACGCCATTTTGCAATCTCTTCTAGTGTGCGACCACACCCTACGCATTTGCCTTCTAATATTTTACATATTGATACGCAGGGTGTTACGTTCATTTATTTTCCTGATACCAACGGTCCAAACCTGACCACCGAACTATCATAGCAATGTTTGCCAGATACAGTTTGTTTTCCATATCTGCACGAAAGGCAGCTCCTTCAAGGTCATTTTCTAACACAGCAGTAAGAAAACTTCCCGGTTGCCATCCATGTTCAACATAGTCGATCATAGACTGTACAGTATGCTCTGGAATAGGGTGTGTCTTACAGGCATCCCATATGAGTTGCTGAATCTGCTTTGCATTCATATTTGACATAATAAAAACTCCTTTTAATTTGGTACTCCCTGCCGGACTCGAACCGGCACTTCCAAAGGAAAACGGATTTTAAGTCCGCAGCGTCTACCATTTCCGCCAAGGGAGCATAAGCATTAGACTACATACATAAGTCATCATATAAAAGAGTATACTGCCTATGCTTACTGGTGTCAAGCGAAAAAACCTTCCAAAATATCTTTTTTAACATTTTTTATTCCTCAGATAAGAAAGGGCCAGCTAATATGGTATATTCTCTGGCCCCGATAAAGTAAACTTATTATATACTATGATTTATAGATTGTCAACGATAAAGTTGTTCCTCTAAATCTTTTATTGATCTACCCAGATAATCTCGTTTCAATTTCATTTGTCTTACCAAAGTATCTCTCCCTTGCTTAATTAATTTTCTTTCATAATGTTCAAGTTCACGATAATCTTTTTTCAAACGGTCGATCTGAGAAACGAGCATATAATGCATTCCTTCGTTAGTTAATATGTCATAACAAATCAGTCAGGTGGCATCAAATTTGGGTAAACCTCCTTGACTAAAGCAGACGAAATACCTTTGAATGGTTTCTTGTCTTTCATCTGCAATACGATTTTAGCATCTTCTGGATGAACGGCCTCAAGAAGTTCAACAAACATTCTTTCTTTTTTGAAGCCTTTCATCTCATGTGATTTCAAGAAATACCCCATTTTTCTAGCTTGCTTGTGCAAGTTGCTAGGGGCGTTGTGAATCTGATTTTCGGTGTATGGAGGAGCACCTTCTGGTAGACCAAAGATGATATTCTTATTGTATGTACCTTGAAGAATAGTTCTAAGTGCAAACGAATCATTCTCTTTAAGAACTTTAATCTTGTCTGCTTTTTTTGTAGCTTTTGAAGCTTTTTGAATTACTTCGAAAATATTTAAAGTAATTTTATTGACCATTATTTTCACCTTTTTTCAAATGTTTCGCATTAATCCGACACTGGATATATTCATTAAAGTAATCATCCTTTAGAAGTACATCATATTCAAATTGATATTTGGCTTCATAGTAGGAGCATTCACCTTTAGTCTTACAAAATCTCAAGATTTCTCTGTAGTATTTATCACCACCAACTTCTTCAACTTGCTCCTGTAATGCTTTGTTTGAACCATAATATTTTCGCCAATCGGATTCTTTGGTGACATACTTAGTTTTAGTACCGCCGGATTTAGTCTTTACCTTGGTTTTCCTGCGATTCCAGAGAAGTTTTTTACCAATGTACTTCTGATTAGTATCCAAGTTTTGTATGCGGTAGACAAAGCCTATAAACTCTTCCGGTGCGATTTCAGGGTTATATTCGGCAAACTGATAGTACCACCCTGTATAATGATCTGACATAAAAAAATAACCTCAGTGTATTTCAACTGAGGTTACTTATATTAGTCACAAAGACATCCTGCGTCATATTCTGAAATCTCATCATCTGTAAGTTCAGAACCACAATACGGGCAATGATTGGGTGGTTCATCGTAGACTAGATGAACCACACTCTCTACTTCACAGGTATCACAGATAATTCGGTATTTCATAGACCCTCCTAAAAATCAATTTCGCAAGCACCACCGGCACATGCAGCAGCACCAAGAGTATCAACATCAGTAAACTTCTTTTCTGACAATTCAGAAATCCATTCTACTTGCGTGTAAGACCTTTGAATCTTTTCCCACTTGTGAATAAGATATGCATCTTTCAAACAGTATTCGGTTTTCTTCAAGTCACCTTCAAGGTATTTATGTGCGAATGCAGTAAACCTACGCACCCAATCTTTCTTTAGTGTGTTCTTAGAGTTTTCTGCTGAAATATCTTCACCATATCCCTGCGCAGTCATACAAGCCATCCAAAGATCATTGAATGCTTGTAGACCATCTACTACAAGACCTGAGGCTAATACAGAAGCCACTCCATACTTTTTAACCATTTTTTCAGCGTTGATGACTTCAGTGTTTGGCGCTTGATTAAAATCCTTATCGCCAGAAGTAGACAAGAAGCTGATACCAGCAAAATTATCCCGATTGCTATAAACATATCGAGCAACATTATCCCAATCCTCCACTAGAATAGTATTAGAAACGTTATGTGAAACTGTAGGGTCAGCACAAAGTTCTTTGTTCTTACCAGCATTTACCCAATGCTTTTGTGCTTTGGCTACCAAGTCAAGGTGATCTGTGCCGATCAACTTATCTTTCAGAATAGAACCTTTCTTTGGTGTAATAGGGAACGAAACAACATAGTCAGTGCCACTAGCAGACCATACAGAATCTTCTACCATGTGCGGGTTAGTTTTAGCAATGAGTTGTGCAACTTCAGATTCTTTGTTTAACTGAATATTGCGAATATATCTCTCAGCGTGTTCAGCATGGATTCCACTTGCTGTTCCCAATAAGACAGAAGCATTCCCAGAAGGCTTAACACAAGTAGTCCGAGCAGCAGCATTAATACCGAGAAGACTAGCAACTCTAGCATTAGTCTCTTTAACAATCTTGGCACCTTTTTCCAGAATCTTTTCATCGAACAAAATCTCCGGGTTATTCATCCATCCTGTGATAGACACACCAAGCAGTGCTTCACGGTCAAAGATTTGCTTTGTGGTGTCTGGAAGGAATTTGAAGTCTGTGTATCCTGCTTGCAGTGTACCAAGGATAGCAGCAGCCTCACAGGCTTTGTAGAATGACTCTTCATCTACGCACAACCCACCATTAATCTCAGTCAGGTTACAACCCTGCCAGCCAGACTGACCATCAATCTGTGGGAACATACCAATCTCTACACAAGGGTTAGTGGTATGCTCAGTGGATTCAACAAATACAAATCCCGGTTCACCAAACTGCTTAATACTATCCATGATTTTCATAAAGTCTTCTTCTTTAGTTTCTTTACGAACAATCACAGCAGAGTTATTGGAACGAGCCCTTTGTGGATTATCTGTGAACCAGTTACCTGTCTTAGCATTCATCATTTCTGTATCATCAGGAGAGAACAGACAGATAGTAGCAGAACGTCTTACACCACCTGACAGAACCGCATCAGCACAGTGCATAGCAATATCATAGACATGGATAGGGCGCAGTTGCACAGGTTCTTTTGCATTCATTACAAGACCTTGGATAAGATATTCAATACGGTCTAGTGCTTGACGCAGACCATCAGGACCGGGAGCCTTAAATCCACCAGAAATCTTTGCGCCTTTTGGTCGAATGTTAGTCATATCAAAGAATACACGACGGCCTTCAAACTCAGGATGCACACCACCACCTACAAAGTAAGATGACATAAGAACATCAAGAGCAGACGCCCAACCTTCAATGCTATCTTCTACAACATAACCTTTTGCTTGCTTCTTGCGATCAGTTACCATAGGTAGTTTGTTTACGTGATGATTCTGCACAGAGAAACCTGCACCCGCACCACATAGCAGAATGTAAAAATACTCACCAAAGAAAGAAGCACGATCTACATAGGAAGAGGTACAGTTATACATTTTCATCTGGTGCTTCAGTAGTTGTTCACCACCAAACTGCAAAGCACGCTGCGCACCAAGCACTCTCTTTTCTTTATAAGAGTTAGATGCTTTTGTCATTTCATTTACAAGTTCAGTGGACATTCTATTCTTATAATAGTCTTTATGCATTTCCATTACACGATCAACAGATTCATCCCAACTTTCATACCTGTTTTCATCATCAATATATCTGGAATATGCTTCATAGAATTTTGTTTGAGACAAAAAGTCTCTCATGTCTAGACTATTGGTCATAGAACGCACCTCTTAATTTGTATGGATTTTTAGAAATAGTAATATACTTATACTATCTTATTTCTTGCACATTGTCAAGTTATTTTAATTTTTCAACTGCCCTTGAGCCAAACCAAAATGAGATAATTGCTGCAAAAATAGATTGAGATTGTGGATCCCAAATGACATCCGAAATCTCTGCCATGTTGTATCCTGCTTTCATGGCTTCCATTACAAGAACTGTTTTATAGAATAAGAAGAAACCAAAGAAGCAGTATGTAATGATTGGTCGCACACCTTTCTTCAGACCAGCAAAGAACCCTGTTTCTTTTGAGATAGCAATATCATGCTCAATAAGACGCTTGTGTTCCTCATGCTGTGCCATATCCTGCATATGCGTAAACTCAGCGTCCTGCATCTGCATCTTAATCTCAGCATTCATTTTCATCTTAGCAAGTTCATGCTTTTGCTCACGACCTTTGTTGATCGTGTCTAAAATTTTAGGAGCAAATGATGTTCCGAAACCTAGAACGGAACCAAGAAGTGCGAACATTAGTTAGGCCTTTTTCTCCTAACGAACGCCTTAAACTTCATATGTGTAGGAATAATCGCAACGCCGGCGGTCGTATTTGCTATTTCTTCTTCAGCCTTCTTTTTCTTTTTAGGCTCAATCTCTTTTAGAATTTTCTTTTTGTCAAGTGTGTTAACCTTCATTTCAGTAAGGGCTTTATTCACATCGACATTATAGTGTTCTCTTAATAGAGCTAATGCAGCAATATACGAGGCTACTCTGGACTTACCTCCAGGTGCGGTTTCAATCAATCTCTTTAGATTAAATACAAGTCTATGAAACAGGTTGAAAGCATTACGCTCTTCCTGATTCTCGATCTTCTTATCTTTAATTCTTTTACCGGTTTCATCAATGATGCCGAGTTTAAACGCCTCGGTCTCACTGAATGGAGTAACCAAGAGTTTTAAGAATCTATAGGTATAAATGGTATCAGCAATTGTAGATACTGCCATTAGATATTCCTCAAAACTTCTACTGTCTTGGAATCCATTTCGATTCCGGTTAGGTCAGTTGGTAAGATATATTTTAACTTAACCAAAAATGCTTTTATTACTGGCCAATATTTATATTCTAGTTTTAATGCCATTAACTTAATTCCTATAGAAATAGTAAAGACATTACAGAACACAATAATATGATTAATCAGTAATCTATCAGGTAAATCCCCAGTTTCAAGGTACCTATTAATAAGTCTTTTTATATACTTGGTTCTATTCAAGTCTTCATAAAACTCTTCGGTGCTAGAGCATTGGGGATTACTATAATATTGAGCCGCTACAATGAGATAATTTTCTTCTGTTACCTCAATGCTTTCATTAAATATTTTCATTATTTGTGAACTATTCCTCCAAAAGAGAAATCATTTCAGCCTTTGTCATGGACATATCCAAATCTACACCCATCTCAGTGCCACATTCAACAAGTTCCGCCTTGGTCATGGAAGACCAGTCATTTGCTTCTGGGTCAGCTTCAATAAGTGGTTCTGCAGTAGGAGCAGCTTCCTCGATCACAGGATCAGCTTCGATAATTGGAGCTGGTTCTTTAATTGGCGCTGGTGTAGGAGAAGACTCTTCTTTTTCTGCATACCATTCTTCAATTTGTTCAGCGGTATGTGTTCTTTTAACAATCAATTTATTACCATTCATCCAACCTCTGGTTGTAGGTACGGCATTTGGGCTTGCTTTAGGTGTTTTGATTTTAATCATGTTTTTATTCTCCAGAAAGTTTCATTTGAGCAAGAGCTTTTCTCATACCATCAACCATATCTACTTTGATAGGATTTACAGGCTTCTTATCACCTTTTGACTGATCACCCATTCTAGCAGGAGTTTTACTCAGTGCTTCATATTTATTCTGCTGATAAATCTTCTCAGCATCAAGTCCAACTTCTAATTCATGTTGATTTACAAAATCTTTCATTTTACCCATAGGAATATCACCAGAACCATTGTTCATCATGTTATCAAATGTTTCAGTGGTCTTTGAATCTGTACCATGTTGTGCAGTTCCAGCAGCCTCTTCTACAGACTCTCTTTTAGGGCTGTTACCGGGCGATACAACATCCCCCCTGTAGTTCCTTTTCACTGCTTTTTGAACAGGGAAAGTAAAGCTTTTGTTTGGAACAAGTTTACCTACTCTCTTTGAGTTTTCTGCGTCCACAACTTTTAGACCATTAGGGCTTACACCATGCTTCTTAGCAAGTTTTGTGGCTTCAATGGCAAGGTCATTTTTACCAGATTCATTGGATAAGTGTCCATCCCAAGAACCAATCTTTTTACCATTCTTGAAGAGTTCTAAGATACCAAAGTTGTCACTATAGTCATAGTCAACAGTCATGTAAGTGCCAGACATTGCTTCATCAATAGTTTCTGTAGATTCAAACTTCAAATCTACTTTACTCTTTTTAGCAGCACTGTAAGGGTCACTAGGGAACTTTCCATGCTTCTTACGATATGCAAGAGCCTTCTTATGAAGAGCCTTCAGTCTCTTTTGCGCACCCTTTGGTGTAGGTTCATCACGGTATGATGCATCCTGCTTATCTGTGTAGTTTTCTTCTACAGACTCTCTTTTTGCTTTTTGAACAGGGAAACCAAAGCCTTTGTTTGGAGAAAGTTTACCTGTTCTCTTTGGGTTTTCACCATCTACTGTCTTCAGACCATTAGGGTTGACACCATGCTTCTTTGCAAGTTTAGTTGCTTCAATGGCAAGAGGGTTTCCGCTAGAGTGGCTATCAAGGTCTCCAGACCAAGCCCCTACTTTTTTACCATTCTTGTAAAGTTCTAACATACCATAGTCATCACTATAGTCATATTCAACAGTCATGTAAGTGCCAGACATTGCTTCATCCAGTTCAACAGACTCATTATCTGTTTCTTCATCCATAGACTTCTTGATTGCAGACCGACGCTTCTTCAGATACTTGTCAGAAGAATCTACATCACCGTCGTTATCAACATCATCGTCTTCTTGACCGACAGGATCAAGTTTGTCTTCTTTCTTGGTCTTTGCTTTGTAGTGCTTACCTTCAAATACAAAAGTACCTTTACCTTCTGCTACAGCAGCAACAGTTGCTTCCATGAATGCTTCTACTTGCTCATCAGCAATAGACTCTGGCACCCATGCAGCACGTTCTTGCATCTTAACAGACTCGTTTTTTCCTGCATGTTGTAAAACTTTATCTATAACCCGGTTTCGATTATCTCTATGCTCGGGGTCGCCTTGATAATGAGTTTCTTTGCCCTTATGAAGAACTTTGTAACTATTATGAGTACTTATAACTTTAGTATGTTTATCTATATCAAAATGATCGTGCTTAGAGCCATCAGGTCCAGTTTTTGTTGAATGAACAGAATGAATCCCACTTTTACGCAAATCTTTCTTCAACATACGAGAATTTGTTTCTCTTTTGTCATCCAAGCGAGATTGAGAAGCTTTTGTGTTAAAAGCCGCTGCCTCCGATTGATTCTGTGCCATTTCCATTAAGGCTTCTCTAATTGACATTTTTATTATTCCTTACTTATTGAACAGGTAGGTGATTAAGGTGCCGAAACCACCCACCACGCCTGTAATGTTAAATTCATATATTATTTATAACCTTACTGAATTTAAAAATTCTTCATGATTAACAAATTCTGGCTCAGGCACTCTTGATGAATTTTTAACCTCTTTTACATAATCTGGAAAGTTAATCTTTTTTAATATTCCATTTCCTTTGGATACTACTGCCACTGAACCAGGAGAAAATTTTGCAAAGCCTCTAAAGTGACTATGTTCATTAGTGTCATAAGAAAAATTCATTTGATAAAAATTCCCAGATTCAATACTTGAAATGATATCTTTAATTCTTTCAGGTATTGGATTAACTTTTTTGAACTCTTTCCAAAACGGCGTATCCTCTCTAACAGAATAATAATGAAGATATATAAATTCAGCAGACGATTTGATCATATCAAAAATCCTAAAATTATAATCGTCTCTTTTTTTCGATTCGTCAACAAAAAGATTACTGAATATTCCTACATCCTCAAATAAGATTTCTATTTGAGCTTGAGTATGCCACAAAGAAGTGGCCTCTAATGGCTCTAAAAAGCTTCCTGCTAATCCTAATGCTACACAATTTTTTACCCAGAGTTTATCATGAGTACCAGGATCGAAAGGTATAGATTTTCTTACTTCCACATCAACACCATAGAAATCACTTACTTCTCTAATTGCTTCTTCATCACTAAGATAATTAGAGTCAAATACATAACCACTACCAATTCGATCTTGAGTAGGTATTTTCCATGACCATCCGCTATTTAAAGCAATAGATTCGGTGTAAGGCTTCAATATGTTTTCTTTTTCTAACCAGAATGCTAAAGCTTTTTTAGCAGGAAGAAAGTCTGAAAAAGAAACCCACTTTTGATTATAGAACTTACCAATAATCTTACGATGGAATCCTGTGCAATCAAAGACAAAATCCGAATCTACTTTTCTTCCATCAGACAGAACTATTTGAGTGATAAATCCTCTATCATCGGTATTGAAATCTTCTGCCTCAGCATTGATAAATTCAATTCCTCGATCAATAGCTATTTTTTCTAGAATGTGAGCCATTTTTGAAGAATCAAAATGCATTGCCATAGTACTTTTTAAATTAATAATTCCATCATCACTTTGATTACCTTCAAAGACATTTTTATTCAAATCAATTTTATCGTGAATAAGTTTGGCTAGTGTAAACCCTTCGATAGAATTAAATGTATGAAAGTAAGAGCTATTATCTCCGGACCAATTTGTAAACTTAATTGAGTTTTTAAATGTACCTCTAGAACCTTTCATAATTTTAATAGCGTCTAGTTCTAATTTTGATAGCGTTTTCATAAAATGTGGAGTAGTGCCTTCTCCTACTCCTATAATACCAATTTCTTCACTTCTAACAACAGTGACTTCGAACGAAGGAAATCTATTTTTAACATATAGAGAAGCAAGTAGACCAGCTGTACCAGCCCCCACAATAACAAATTTTTTCATGTTTACTTATTGAACAGGTAGGTGATTAAGGTGCCGAAACCACCCACCACGCCTGTAATGATTATCCAACTAATTCTATTTATAATATTTACAGTTATCTGATTCTTTTGAACCACTTTCTCCATATCACCAACCTTTTCGTAAAGGTCGTAAATATCTTTTCTCAGTATCTTATGGTCTTCTTCTTGATTGATAAGTTTTTCCTCAACTCTTGCCATCTGCACAAGCACTTCAGATAGTTTATCAATCTTAGCCTCAATACGGTCCATCCGTTCTGCGTTAGTTGGCATTAGTTATCAACCTTTGATCCAGAACGCCATTGGTAACAACTCCAATACCGAGCCTTCCATTTAGGACCGGGATTATCGCAGTTGTGTCTTGCTCTAAAGTTTTTACGACGATTAGGGTCATCACGTTTGATTTCCATATTAGGGTCGCCAAAGTTTACTTTGACCACATTACCCTTTTCGTTCTTAACATATACAGAGAACTTCTTAGGTCCACCGGGTGTTCTGAAAGGGTCATTAAGTTTAACCTTTTTACCCTGATACTCAGACTCTACAATCTGTGGTGGTTCGTCTATGTAACAACCGAATGTCTTCATAGTTCTAAGTTCTCCCAATCAATATTCTTAGGAACATATGATTTCACTTTAGCAAGCATCTGCTTATTGAGTGTGTTCAAAGGTGGAAGTGACTTGCCAGCACGTTTGATATAAACGTAATCTGCATCTTTCATGTACTGTCCACCATGATCAGACTTTACAAGTTCAGTATCTACATTCATTTTATTAAATGCAAATACAATATCACCATCCATATATTTGCGAAGTGTTTCACCCATTTTGAGAATATCACCCATAGTGTTAGATGCACCTCTATGAGTGTTCACTAGAATTTCAGCAGGAACTACTCTAGGACGGGTCAGGTTTTGCTTCTTAGCCATTTCAATATCATTGACAACCCAAACAATATGAATATTCTTTTTTTCATATCCAAGTTCTGTTACTTGTCTAGAAAGTTTCTGTAACTTAGTAGCATCTTTGAGTGTTGTATCAAAAATGATATTTGGCTTACGCTCAGGATCGGCACTCATAACAGAAGCAAAAAATGCTGCTTGCTTTCTGTTTGGTAAGTTCAAAGCATCACCAATAATCTCATGTAACTTAGAAACATTTTCAGGCACTTTCAGTTTAGAACCTAAGTCTTTCAGGTCTACACCAAACTCATCTTTAACTCGTTTGTTAATGAGTGGAGATTTACCTGCCAGTTTTTTCAGTTCA